CTTGCCCTATTTCGGTTAGGGTTATTCTTCTAACTTCTCTCCTTAGAAAGTATGCAGTAAATTGTTTAGCTCTTATTATCTGAGCTTGTCTGTTCTTTACTTTAATTTTTTCTAGTGGTACATCAAAATACGCAAATATTATCCTGCATATATTGTCTATGTGTTTATCGTGATTCAAATACATTTGTTTATGTTTTCTGTAGACTTCCTCGTCTACTGTTCTTAAATAGGCTTTAATTCCTTTGTCCGTTAAATAGTGGGCTTGATACATAAGTAAATAAGTTTATATCGGTGTCTATTAATATTAATTTTCTGTTAAAGTGTTTCTCTAGCCATTTGCCATGTTTATTGTACCAGTCTAAGGCTTCTCTTTTAGTTTTGTAGTATCTGCTATACTCCTCTAGTCTGCCTTTCTCATTTCTCACTTTATAAATATAGGGTTTATATCTGTCCTCCTTTCTCATTCGCTTAGTATTGTTTGCTTGTTTAAAATAGAATCTCTGTACTCAATATAAAACTTTCCGCATTCGATAACTCTATCAATTATATCCCTTTCCTTATCTCTGTCTCTTTCAAAACTAATAGTAGTAACTCTTAAAAATGGATCGTGTTTATCTACTTTGTGAATGTCTAAATTATCCCATTCTTTTAATAAGTAGTCAGGAGTACTAACCATGCAATAGGCTAGCTCTGCTTTAGGTTTATTATAAAGCATCATATAGCCTCTTAGTTGCCATTCATAATCTTTGTTATTTACATCCTCAGGAGATGCAGGGAACGTCTCTAAACTCCATGAGCTTTTAATATCTATTATTTTATCCTCTGCATTTATATCACATTCGCCAGTTATAAACTCATTAGAGAGCCTTTCTGTATTCTTTAGGTATAAAGTACCATGTACCTCGTTATAAAGGTCTATACTCGTATCCTCCATGTCTATCCCTTTAGTTAAGTATTTACTATCTATTGTTGACTTGTAGCCAAATAAGTCCTCTTTTACAAGTTCCTTAATGTAGGTTTTGCAAGTTGCTGACAATGTTTCTTTTTTGCTTCTAGGGTTTGTCATTATTTTACCTATTGCGCTGCTTCTAATTTTCATAGTTATTTTTTTATATAGTAGTTTTTAATTTCTAGTCTGTGGTTTTCTTTGAGTAGTTCTATTCGCTCCTCTAGAGCTTTGATAATTTTCTCCTGTACTTTGATTGTAGACTTCAATACAGTTATTCTACTCTCGTCTGGTATGTTTTCTAGTGTTTCCATAGTTCTTAGTTTAATTCGTTATATCGTTTAATTTGTGCGTCTGTTATAAGGTACTTAGCTTTTAAATCTTTGCCCTCTGTACCCTTTAACTTTTCGGCTTGAGCATCGGTTGCTGTAAACTTTCTTTTAGTCGGTTGTTTGTTTTCCTGAGTTCCACAAGCATCTACATCTTTGTCTGTAATAAGACCTAACATAGAGCTAAGGCTGTATCTTCTCAAGTAGGTTACTCCACTTCCTAAAGTTTGGTAGTCATTCATTCCTTTTAAACTTACGTTTGGTATCTCTGCGCTACCTTGTATTTGTTCTCCAGACTTAATATGAAATATAGTAGTAACTAAGTTCCTGCCATCTAGTATTTGATAAAAGCCTAAATCATGCTTTTTTAATAGTGGCTTAATTATTTTAAAAATAGAGTTAAGGTTTGAGTAAGTGTAGTTAAAACCTTTAGTCTCTTCGTGAATAGTTGGCACTTCATTTTGAAAGTCTGCCAATGCTTTGAATAGTGTTTTCATTTGTTTTCGTTTTTATGTTTGTTTATTAGTTTTTGTTCTATTGCCTCGCGTTCTGTCGCATGGTGTGAGATGTTTTTAATTGTGTAAGTTCCATTATCCCAAAAGTCAGTAGTATAAACTTCGTACAGGTCTTTATGTACTTTTTGAATCTCATGTAGTGAGTGAGTTAGTTTTACTTTCATTATTTAAATTTTAATTGTTTAGCCATTAATAAAGCTCCTACCAATATGTAAGAATACTCGTGTCCTTCTCTTTTGTACTTATTCTTAAAGGTTTTAATCATTGCCTCAATAGATTCACATTGAGACTCTGTTTTTAATGTTGCAATACTTTTGCAAATTTTGTTAAATGATGTTTCCATAGTTTTATAGTTTAAAAGTTTTCAACAATATTAAATATAAGTTTTCAGATAAAAAAATTTCGGAGGTAGTTTTTTTAATTAGGCACAAAAAAAAGAGCTAACAAATGAATGTTAACTCTCTTTCCAAACTAAACTAAACTACGAAAACACAAATATAATACTTTTATTTTAGTTGCTCTTTTTAATGTTTATTTCTTTTGCACGTTCTATAATATAATTGTCTACTTCTATGTCTGCTTGAGTGTACATTCTAGCCATTTCCTCAAATGAATACATGATGTCGTGCGGATCTTTAATAGGAAAGTAAGTACTATACTCTATTTCTTCGTCAGATAGTTCTATTCGCGTCATTTAAAATAGTGTGTTAATCGTGCTATTTGTCCATTTTCTTTGTGATGTATAAAACCCTCTATTGCTTGTTTACTTACATAACCGTTTCTGTCATGCCAACTATCCGCAGGGCTAGGGCTTCTCAAACTTTCTACAGTTACTCCGATGTAGTCCTTTGCGTTTTTATGATGTACATGATGAGTATAAACATAACGGTAATCTGTTTCACTCCAGAGAATAGGTCTTTCGGTAGCCATTAATAAGGGTAGGTCTTGGTTCTTTGCTCCATCTCCATGAGTCGTACCTATTAAGTTTTTATGGTATTTAAAGTACTTTCTATGCGCTATACTACAGTCAAAAGTAATATTCTTACAATGTCTAAAATGCGTTTTAATTACATCGGCTAAAAAGAACCCTGTCATGTAGTCGTGGTTACTAGGGTTAAAGGTAAAGTGTACATCTGCAATCTGAATAAGCTGCTCAATTACTTCTACGTATAACCTCTTAGCATTTAAGAAATTTTCGTACCACATCCCATCCGTATCCTGAGGAGTTCCTGAGGTTGTATTTCTTTTGGGTGTGTCGGTGTGTAGTATATCGTTTCCTGCTATAAAATTAATCTTATCAATGTTAAACCCGCTAGACTTATCTAAGATGCCTTGTACGCCCTCCTTTACTTGTCTAACTGCTATCTGTTGATTGTATTCTTTGCCAGTTTCTAATATAGAGCAAAGTTTACCTACATGAATGTCCGCAGGATCTAATACCAATAAATGTCCATCCTCTGACTTACTCCGTTTTATAGTCGGGTAATTAGGCGAGTACTGTTCTAGCTCTTTTATTAAGTCCTCTGCAAACTTATTTTTTGCTTCTGTTTTAAAGTTAGGGTTTTTAAAGAATAGACTAGAGTTATCTGTCTTGAGCCATCCATGTTTAACATCGTCAGGGTTTATGCCTGCTGCTATACTCTCTTCTTTTATTCGTCTGTAGTTTTGGATAAGATCAAACTCATCTTTTTTAAGTCGTAGTCTCCTAGTGTTTCTGTTTTCCATAGTTGCAAATATACTAAAAACTAAGCTACATAATTACGCCTCAGGACAACAAAGAACAAAGCAGCAATTAATACAATTAAAATAATATTAAAACGGTTATCCTTTTCAATTACTTTAACCTTATCGACTGGAACTAGTACCTCTTTTACAATAGTATCGCCCTTACATTCTACCTCGTGGTATATCTCTTGTCTTAGAGTGTCGTAAAAGTACTTTAAAACAACTTTTGAATTGTCTATAACTGTTATGCTGTCATGAGTGTAGAAAGTCGCTGTAGTGTCGTGAATATAGCTTTCTATTATAACTGTGTCAACTACCTTAATAGTGTCCTTAATTACTAAGCCATGTTTATAAGCGTAGTTCTCTGCTCTCTTTACTTTACGGTTAAGTTTTTTTTGTGGCGAGCATGAGATTAAGAATATACAAAGTAGTAGTATTCTCATTTGCGATTTAAACCTATTAAAGAGTCTTTGCTTCTTAGCAATAATAAACCTAAAGCAGCCACAGCTCCTGCTTCTGTTTCTGTATGTCCTTTGCTTATATACAAAGATACTGCTATTGATAAGATAGTTAAACCCATTAAAGTTGTTACTATTCCCGTTTTAAATAATCTTTCCATTTTTTTTGTTTTAGTCTATTTGAAAATGTGCGCCATCCTTTCCCCAAAGGTCTTGCCCCCAGTTAAGTATTACTCCATGTTTTAAGGCTATCTTTTGTAAGTGTCTAGCAATAGGCTCTAAGTATTTTAAATCCCAACTAGCTTGCCCATCTACATAAGCGTAAATGTCGAAAGCCTTACCAGTCATGTGGTAACTTTTTAGCGTCCATGTTATCCTACTTTTGTCAGGTCTTCCCTCTATTCCTACAATGCCCTTTTTAATTAATTGCTCAGTAGTTCTACCTCTAGCGTATAACTCCTCTTGTCTGCGAAAGGTTCTAAAGCCTCCATCTCGTGGGATGCCAAAGTCATAAGGCGATGTCTTAATAGCTTCTTTTAAAATAGTAATTAATAAAGGGTTTATCCCTTCAATCCTTTCTAAACTTCTTTTACTGAATCTATACATTATTTGTTTATTAGAATGTCTAACTTTCCGTTAATTGTGGAGATGCCTACTTTTACCTCGTTGAGTTCTTTATTAATAGTGTCTAGCTCTGTTTTGTTTTTCTCTTCGCTTTTCTCCATTCTGGTATGGATGCCTGAGAACTTTTTAAACATTACGCTTTCGTTTTTTTGTATGTCT